GTTAGCTGAATAAAAACACACTTAACCGGGTCAGACATGATAAACCTGAACACATCAAACCGGGCAGCGCGCCCGTTGCGCCTCCAGATGGCCCTCTTGTTGTACTCACCGAGTTTTCCTATTGATCTGGATCGCTCATCAGAGTAAGTTTTTCCGCCATCACGGGATTGCTGGAGGCTTACCAGAGGATTAGGTGCATCAGTGTTGCCCATGCCAGATTCAACTGTCAGCTCCAAGTATGGCACTGAGAATGGCTTCATATTATTTTGGAACGGCTGAGTTGAAAATGTACGCAAAATTTCGCTTTCATACTCAGTATAAACATCCTCATCAAGCACACCTATGCGCCCGTCTTGAGAGTCACCAACAAATAGCTTGCCGTTGGCAGACACCACAGAAGTTATCCTGCAAGTTAAGTTATCGAATGCTCCGCTAGGCTGTAAGATTCTTGACTGTCTCTCATGCCACTTGCCCGATGAAGAATCAAAAACTAGAGTAGTTGTTGGCAAGACAAACCCAACAAAATAGTGTCCTGACTGCCCGTATGACCACGAAAACACATTAGATAGCTCTACTGCGGTTAGTCTCTGTAATATTGAGTCTATGGCCTTGGTAGATACTTTCCCTGTGGAGTTGCCTTGTAAGGCCCATATAGCTGGCCCCTCATTAACGCCCCCACCAACAAACATAACCATATTTTCAGTATCAATGGCCGAAAGCGGAGCCTGTATACCTTCATCCAAAAAAAGACCTGTTCTCTGAAAGGGAAAGTCTGCCCCCCCGATATTATTAAACGCCTCTAATGTATTCTCCCCTCCAATAAACAACTGGTTCTTGTAGACCATTGGAACAACAATAGCGTCAGGCGATGATTCGGCAGAGCCAAAGTCCAGAGCGTTATAATTAAGGCCATCGTTGACAGCAGAGACTATAAACTTATTTGCATCAGTTGTGCAGACAAAGAATCCGTCCAGAAAAACAACGTACTGCGGATTACCGTTGGCAGTAAAGTCTGTGTCTGAAATCTTGGTCAGTGTATCCGGGTCTTTGGTAAAGATGTGACCATCCCCGCCCGGCACTAGAATCATTAACTGAGTATCATTGGCAGCCATTGTAACCCTTCCGCTGCCCAGTATCGTACCCAAATTAGTCGTTGTCTCGTCTGCGTTTAATCGGAAAAGTGAAGCCCCGTTTACAAAGTAAGCGTTGCCCTTAAACAAATGACTTCCACGGTTAATGTCTAATACTGACGGGCCTGTGGTTGCAGCCTGATATATTCCGGGCGTACCCAGCAGAGCCTCTTGGTTTAGTGCAGGCTCATCCGGGACATGCCTGAAAACATTCACACACTGCTGCGCGGAGATAGGCAGAGAGTTAGACATATAGAAGCCGTTAGCAAATGGCAACGATACAGGCTCCATTAGCCAAGCCTCACAACAGCGTCCGATAAGGTAATGTTTACAGTTGTTTCAGCATTAGCCACAACAACATCCAGAAATTCTCCAGACTCCAAGGTGATAGTTCCGGTCAGAGTAACTGATACAGGAGTGACGTTAATTGGCGTAGTAACGTAAATATCCATCCAGCCGTTTTTTGAAAAGCCCACAAGACCTGTCAGAATTTCGCTAGGCGATGACAGTGTGAACTGAGCGTTAACCGGAACGCTAACCCTTGGGCCAGTGTTTCTAATGCGGCCACCAACGTCAACTTCTAGGCCAGAAAACTTTAGTGTTTGCCATATTCCTTGAGCCTTCTCTGCTCCAGCCGCAACAGAAATTTCAGTTTCTCGCCTATTGGCAGACATAGAAATTGTAGCAAAGGGCGATGAATTATAATAATGGCTAAACCCGCTTCCATACCAGCCCTCGCTGCCTGACCCTCTGGGCAATGTGTTGGGGTATCGTGTTACACCGCGTCTGATGGCCTCTCTGCGGACAGCTCGCATACCTTCCTTGGCTTGCATAAACAGGCCCGGTGAAACAGTGCTGCCAAACTGTGATGATAGCTCTATGGCAAGACTGGCAATAATCCCTCGAATAGCACCGTCTGATACAGTCACAATGTCGGAAATATTACAGACCCGGCGATAACCTAGCCTTATTCCTTGGCCCTCCAGAGAAGCCATGTAATCGTTTAAAGCATCAAGCGCGTCCTCATACTCGTCAGATTCCCAAGCAGAATCAGCACCCTGCACCATTGTCAAAAGGAGTGCCTTATTAATTACATAGCCTGCGGTTCTCAAGCCAAAACAGGCAGAAGGCTGCACCGTGATCGGAGTTGACGGAGGCAAAGGCCCAACTGATCCAGCAGAGGCGGTTGCTGTTGAGGCAGTAGGTGATGCGGCAGTAGTCATGGCCCAATTCCACTTATATCGTTGTAGTCGTAGGTTAGCCTGTGCCGCAAAACACTAGTCTCGCCCTCGCCACCCTGTGGGACTATGCTTGCGAATCCCAAAGCCATCTGACGATAGCCTTCTTGGTTAAAATGTATTCCGGGAGCAAACTGGAGGCTTGCAGCAGGAGAAGCGTGATATTCAGGACGCCAGTTTGTGTACATGTCCCTAAAGAACACTTTACCCGGCGAGTGATTTGCAATACGTGACTTAAATTCAGCATTAACTTTACTGTTTAATAACGCTCCGACTTCATTGTATGTGCTAGGGTTTGTGTAATCTGATGCACTGTACATCTTAGGAGGACTGCAAATAAATACTTTTGCGTCCGAAGACGAATCCTTCATTCTATCAATCTGAGCCAAATACGTAGTGCAAAGATTTGTTACCCACCCGTCATCATCGGTAGAAGGGTAGCCATTTGAATTTGGATTGAAGTTAACGCGGGTATTTAAATCGTTAATGCCCATTTGACAAAACCACCACTTAGGAAAAGTAGTTGGAACTGTAGGAGCTTCGTTAACATTATTTGAGAAAGTTAGACCGGAAGGGGTGCCTACGGATGTACCGATAGTATTTCCGTTAGTCTTGTTCACTAAAGTAAACCCAGTAACACTGGAGCCTGAGACATTAGTAAGAGCCGAAACTCTATAGCTTGTAGTATCAACGTAGCCAGTAATCAAGCTATTAGTGTCTGTGCCAGTAACACGCACTAACTCCCCAACAATTAAGTCAACCCCCGGATTACAGGTAACATTAAAAGTACCATTAGCAATCTGCACACTAGAAAGCACTATTCGTGGACGGGGTACTGCTGGAGGCACGTTAGTGCTTGCGTTTTTTAAGTTATCATTGACTATTGTAGTAAGATTTTGATAACCGTAGCGGTCATCGTTGGAGAAGTTTTGCAGAATTGTCCAACCCGGAGCTGAGGCATCGAAAAACCGTTGAACTACAGAACCTACTGTGCCGGGGTCGTTACTAGTTCTTACATAGCCATCAGTTACCGAAATTCCTTTTGCTTGCATCTCAGAATTTAAGAAGACATTACCGCTTACTGAGCCGGGCAGGGGTGTATCACCTCTCCCAAGGGCAAGACCTACCGTATCAACTTGACCCGTTGTAAGTGGGTTGTTGATTGCTGTTCTGCTGGGGAAAGCAGCGCCACCGTCTGGCCCCTGCAAAGTAGGAAAGGTCATGTTTGAATCGCCAACGCCGATAGCACTTACTGTCAACCCCGCGTAAGGGTCTACTGGGTGCTTGATTATCAGCGCATTTCTTATACGAGCGTCAAAATTGTTATGGAAATAGCCAGCCCTCGCAGCGGGGTGCAAGGTAGTCGTTGAAAGATCATCAGTCGGGAAGTTAGTTAGGGCCTTTGAGTACCAAAGCGTTCGTTCGATATATACGTCTAGTTGGTAACCATCAGTCACCTTAGAAACCGAGAAGTCAAAGTTTAGGTGCGTTTGGTCTACTTCGGGTTCTTGTGCTGTGACCACATTAACACCTACACCGCCAGTTGCGCCAGCCCATGCTGTTGCGGTGCTTTGTTTTCCAAAACCCAAGTACGCATTGACTCCTGCGGCGTCTGCGTAAAATAAAAGTCCTAGTGCAGACCCCGAAACAGCACCGCCTTGTACGGCGTTGTCAAACGCTTTTTTCTCAACTTCGTAGTGCATTGTGAAGCCAGTGGTAGAAAGGTCGAAGGTGTTACCAGTAGGGTTCTTCGCCAAGTCGGTGGCATCCCCAGTCAAGAATTCTTTAGTCCAAATCAGAGATTCAAGTGAGTACGCATTGCCAGCAGCAATAGTTCCGCCAGCGCCGTTCCGCATAAGGAGACCATTAACGGGATCGTACTGTTGAGCTGGTGGCAGTGTGGTAATTCCTAAAAGCATCGCAACAAGTGCGCCAGTGTCGCCAAACGCTCTTAGCGAGGCTTGGTCGATAATCGCGGTGTGATCCTGTGCTGCTCCGCCATCAACAGTGTCAGCCCAAGAATAAAAGGCTTTTTCAGTTGTGGATGATAGCGTGGCTAGCTCTCCTCCTTTCACCTCAACACTTAAATAGGTCTGACCAGTCGCTGTGCTAACTCTGAGTTGAGGGGGAGCTGTTACGGCTGAACCATTAACAGATAAAGGCCCTGCGCCAAACCGCGCACCTGCTGATCCTGTTATTTCTGTGTTGTTAGAAAAAGCATTTATAGAAAACTCCTGTGCGTAAGATCGACTGCGCGGAGCGTTTCCCCCGCCTCTAGTAGAGAGTGACTCAAGAGTTCCAATACCAGCCCAGCTTTCTGTTGTGCTTATTCCGTTAGGCATAGGTAATTTAAGAACCTCTTCCCAAGAAGAGCTACCGCTTGTGACAGAACCTGTTAATACCTTTTTCTGCACCGTAGGGCCAATATTAAACGTCCCTGATGCGTCAGTAGCTGACCATCCGTCTGCATTTGTATAATCTAACGATGCTATATTACTGGCTATGTGGATGTGACCAGCAGTGTTGTCATCTACTGCGGAGCCTTTGGAGGAGATTATGATGCCGTTATTGCCTTGGCTAGTCTCACCGGCTTTAAGGCCGATGGCTACAGAGCTATCGCCCTGTGTAGTGGCTCCAGCACTAGAGCCAGCTCGGAAGCTGTCAGTGCCTGCGCCTGTGCTTTGTAGGCCATCGGTAAACGTGTTATTGCCCGTCCATGTGTTAGATGAAGAAAGAAGTGCTGCCCCGCCTTCGCTTTCAATTGTTTCCTTGTCAGAAACCAGAGCCACAAATTTTTGGCCCGGAGCAAAGTCTACCCTTGCATTAGCATTGCTGGATGTAAATATGGTTGTTCGAGATATGGAGTTAGTGGCTGAAGTGTATATCCCTTTTCCTGTCTCGTATCCAGCAGTAATCCCGTCAGAGAACTTAGCCTTGTAAGCATACTCAACGCCATCAACTGCGCTACCAGAAAAAGCCCTGTATTGAGCAGAATTCTCGCTTATAACGAAATCAAGAAGCCCCTCTGTAACTGTAAACCCTGCAACATTGTCAATTAGTACGGACATTATTTTCTAGTTCCTTTCTATGCAGAGGTTATTGTTTGCCATGCCGATCCAGTGTGAACACATAGCTTAGAAAGCGTTGTATCAAAAACCACTGTCCCGGCTGATGCGCTAATGGCATTTTTTTGTGTTGTTGTCATATTAGGAAATCGCAAGCCCTTGGTTGTGCTTTGTACGTCCAGTATAGCTGTTGCTGCTGGAGTAGCTGTGCCAATGCCCACGCTCGCCAAGCTAACAAGCGTCCCGCCAACAACAGTGACAACACTTGCAGCAAAAGTGAACGCGCTTATTATGTTTCGCTCTGCTGCCGTTAGTATCTTGTTGCTTGTGCTTTCAACTTTTCCAGCCATGCTGTTAATAGTTTCTTTGTTGGAAACAAGTGCTATGAATTTCTGCCCGGCGGCAAAATCTACTTTTGCTCCAGAGTTGCTAGAGGTGAAGATGGTTGTTCTGGCTATCGAGCTAGTGGCAGAGCTATACACGCCCTTCCCGGACTCATATCCAGCAGTAACCCCATCGGAAAATTTCGCTTTATACGCATACTCAACACCGTCAACTGCATTGCTAACAATAGAATCATACATCCCAGAGTTGCCGCTAATAACAAAATCAAGAAGCCCTTCAGTAAGGGTAAAGCCTGCTGTGTTATCAATTAGAGTTGACACTATTACTTAGTCCCTTTTTTGGGAACCGCTTTAGGCTTTTTAGCAGCCTTCATTTGTTCAGAAGTCTTCCAGCCAAGTTTCTCGGCGGCAGATACAGAAGAGGGAGCGACTTGTAGCTTAGTGCCGTCTTGTCGAATGTATTCAATAAGATCAGACATAGAATTATCCTTTTTGCTTGTAAAAATGGGCGACATACTAGCAGTAAGCCGCCCACCTAATTGACTCCAAAAGTACAATGTAAACGTCTTAGTTTACGGAGTACCGAAGCCCTGACCGGCCATGAAAGGATTCATTGCGCCGTAAGCAGGACGGAAGTCAATCCGTACCTTTTGCTTGTTCGCCAAGAAGTCAGAACCCATAGAGACACGCAGCATAAGATTGTCTTTGGTCTGTGCCAAAGTATCAGTGCTGTAGAGCTTCTTGATGGGAACAGAACCTACGGAGAAGGCTTGCTTATGCCAGAACAGGTTAGGCTGGATAATCTTACTAGCCGCGCCTGTGAGAGTTACAACAGCGCCGTTAGCCAGTGCAGTATCAACTGTATTGTACTGTCCGTTAGCCTCTTGGATAGCAGGGCCGGTAACTGTTAAGTTGCCTGCGCCTGAACCGTTTAGGGTTACGTCAGTTGTTACAGTTGCGCTCCACAGTACCTGTGCGCCAGTGCTGTCAATAACAGGCTGTCGGGTAGACAGGTTGAGGCGGTGAGAGCCTGCAACTGTTACCGTAGTTCCTGCTGGGATTACAATGTTGGCTTGCAAAGCTGTTACAGCTAATACCTGCGTCATTGTGTCCTTGGCGGCTACATAGCCCGGAGTGGGTGCAGCAGTTAAAGTACCTGCACGATCAGCAAAAGCACCAGTGTTGTAGCTTGCCAGTGATGTTGCAGACAATACACGCATACCAGCAAAGTTCTCTTTGATAAGAGCCTTGTCGTTAGCGTATTTGACTTCAGGATTAACGCCAAGAGATCGTTGCTCAGAAGCCAAAGCTACCTGAGTGAACGGGTTCATTGCGTAGCACCACATATCGTCTTTGGGGCAACCATTAGCTTCCATAGTCGCGCCAGCACCAGCAACGTCAGACCAGTTAGCAACCGCAGTACCGGCTGTTCCGTAGCTCAGTGCGCTGTTCTTCATCATAAACTTAGCAAAGTCTAATTCAAAGTCAGTCACCAGACGATTCATCATAGGAATGTTTACAAGCTCATTCTTCTGATACATTTTGACTGCTTCATCAGCTTCATCATAATCAACGAATACAGTGAAATAGTCTTGGATAACGCCTGATGCCTTGCCTGTGATAATACCTGAAGCTGTGGAGGAAGTAATGTCTCCTTGTCCAGTACGAACACTTACATAGTCAGTAGGGCGCTTGAAGTCAACAGTATCTCCGGTGTCAGCCTTAGAGAACTTGCCTTCCAGCAATTGTGTGTCAACATTTTTTGAGAGTACGCGGTTAGTCTCGAATCCCTTCAGGATGATGGGAGCGAGTTTCCGCGTAAAGTTCGATGCAAAATCATTAGCCATTGGAATAATCCCCTTATAATAGGCAAGAAAGTTTAGTGCTACAACTTCCGGGCGCTGTCATCCGGTGAATTAACCAGCAAACCTTGTTACGGACAAGTGACCGTTGGGTTGTCAGTGCCGTTGTCTGACGATATTCCGGCGATCCGGGCTAATTGAATACCCCGTGACCAATTGTAAACACAACAGGCCACGGTAGTCAACTAGGAATATGTTCCCCATTTATCATCGCCATCAGGCTCACCCAGACCAACGCCTTCAGGGTTCTCAAGTGGAGCCGGGCCTGCTGACTTCTTGCGTCTGCCTGAGATAGCCTTGCTCTTGATGCTGTGCATAAGCTCGCCAGCTTGCATTGCCCCGGCTGATGCCAACTTTGTGAGTTCTTCAGGGTTGTTATACAGGTATTCTGTCAACAAAGGGCCATGCTCGTCTGCAAGAATGTACTCCAGCAAATCATTTGGCTGATTGGGGTCAGAATAGGCAGATATGGCTGCTGCTACTGCCGGGCCTGCTTTAGCCATTACAGCCTTTTCAATGCCTAGTTTGGTGACTTTTTCAGCATAATCGCTAACAGTTTTCTGCTGCCGTTCTCTTATCTTCTGGTCATTCTCCCACATGCTCTGCTCATACTGACGCTGCTGAAAGCCCATTTCTGCATCGTAGGAGGCTTGATTACGCAGAGCTTGAGCGTATTGGCCCATCTTCTGCTCGTAATCGTCATCAAGGTAGTTAGGCTCTGGCGGGACTTGTGGGCGTTGCGGCTGGTCATACCGCGCCAGTTTCTCCTCTGCTTGCTGGAGTCTTTGCTGTAGTTGCTCTGCTTCTGCGCGAGCCTCTGCTGTCTTAGCT